TTGATGTAACGGCCGACCTCCACGTTATAGCGTGGGTTCCGCGGTTGGATAACACGCGGATCAGGGTCGGGCTTGGAAGTTAAATTTAGTTTTTCCGCCTTAACGAAGGTTTGCAAGTATGAATCCTTAACAGTGACAGGTTCCGTCTCCAACGACTTGACAGCACACTCGTAACGCAGCCTCCGCCGGCCTGTGTAACACGCCACGAATTGCTCCATGGTGTACACGGCGGGCTTATAGCAACATCTCAGAAGATCGTTACGGGCCTTCCGAAGAATGTGACAAACAAAGTCGTAATCGGGACGGTGAGGTCTTTCATAGCCTGCCGGACACTTATGAAAGAACACACGTTGCAATATCCCCCGCAGGGCGGTCATCACATCGCCATTGTGTAGACCGAATTGGACCCCTACACCAGGTCCGAAGCTATGCACCTTACGCCGACGGAAGGTACCCTGAATTCGTTTTCCGAACTTGACCCACTCATCACGGTCGCCAAGTGGTTCCATCTCGGTTAAAAGCTGGTCGCACTCGGGGAACGTTACTGAGAGCCCGTACTTGAACTCAGGGCACCATCAATCGGTGAAGGCACACAGCTCACCCACCCTCTCATCAACATCGACGAGATCGAACTCCCGCCAGATGCCGACAAGTTTCAACAGTTTGTCAACCCACGATGACCGGTTGTTGACACCAGTCACCAGAATGGATTGGGCGATCTCCGACCGGGTTGGGGTGAAGCACATAATGACAACGCGGTCGATCAGCTCCTTCTGATCGACAATACGCATATCAGGGACGAGGTCACGCACGACATTCGCCACCTTCCGTCTAATAACTATAAGGTTAGCTTTCGATCGGGATGGCAGCGGAATGTCACGTAAAACCTCGGCACGCACTCTCCTCTGAAGTCGGGTTGAACGCCACCCAAGACGGTTCCAGTCGGACAACTCACGGACTGCACCATCCTGGACAACCTGCCGGGTAGGCTCTGGTCGCTCATCTAAAATATCAATGGACGCCAGAAAGGCTGACTCTGTCTCCAGTTCCTCCGTGTAGTCACCGGAGACATAGTCAAACCATAAGTAGACACCACCGACCCCTACAGCCACGATGGCCAACGTAGCTAGAATAAGGGCCGGGGTGGGAATAGCGAGTAGCGGCAAGACCACCCACCTTAACGAGAGCCAATCTAAAACAGAAAGTGCTCCTCGAAAGATAGGTGATGTATAAGTCGCCAGCTCACTAATATGCGCGAAGAAAAGGAAGACCCCCTCAACGTACATAGCG